CTCATGCTAAGAAGTGTATTGAGTGTGGTGCTGAGTTTCCAATCTCAGAGTTTTCTACCTACTTAGTACCAATGGAAGAACGTAAGGTTGCTAAACAAACCAAGGCAGCTAGTGGTGCTGTGATTTCTGATGAGAAACCAGGTGTTAGAACCAAAGATGAAATAGTCACTAGTACTTCGGCAACCTTGGCCACTTCTAAAAACGGCAACGATTACTGTCGAGTTTTCTTTCAGATAGAAAATAGTTTTCTACCCAGATCCTTACCGCTTATGTTTGAGCATCCTAGAATGAGTGGTCTAGCTATCAACCAATGGTGTAGAATTGTGGATGCAAAGAAGTGGGGAGTACCGCGTCGATCTGAAGATGCCGTCCGTAAAATTAATCAAGGTGCTATGCAAGACGTAAACAAAATAACTGTTAAGAAAGAAGGCAAATATTTTAATGTCAAAAGAGTAGTCGTCACTAATAAAGAGGTTTATATATGAAGAAGATAAATGAAATGATCGACCATGTTATGTTGGAAGAGCCAGCTAGTTATCGCCCTTACTTGGGGATGAGTCAAATTGGTAATCCAGACGAGCGTATGCTTTGGTTAAACTTTCGTTGGTGTTTACCACCCAATAGTTTTGAGCCCAGGATCTCAAGAATTTTGGATTTGGGCCAACATTTAGAAGATATCATCGTTGATTATTTAAAGAAAACGCAAGGCTTTGAAGTGTTTGAGAAAGATAAAAACGGTAAACAATATACAGCTTCTTTACTAGGCGATCACTTCTCTGGTCATATTGATGGCGTAATAAAAGGTTTGCCAACTTTAAAATCTCCTGCCATTTTAGAAATCAAAACTGCCAATGACAAACGTTTTAATAATTTAACTAGCGAGGGCAGTTATGAGCGTTGGTCCATGGAATACGAAGCCCAGGTGCATTGTTATATGGGGGCTTTTAAATTAGATAAATGTTTGGCTTTGGTTTACAACAAAAACAATTCAGACATTTACACTGAGGTTATTAACAAAAACGAAGAGATCTTTCAAAGCATGTTGGCTAAAGCTAGACGAATTATCACTTCAGAGAATCCGCCAGAAAGTCTGATACCTGAAACAGATTGGCGCATTAAAAGTTTAGCCAAAGAATCTAGGGATGTTTATATGCAAAGAGCCTATCCACAAGAAAAGAATTGTCGCAACTGCAAATACAGTAAACCTTTGATAGATAGTAGCGGTGCCACCTGGCTTTGTAATAAAGGCCAAGAGATTTCTAATCCAAAAATGCAGAAGCGAGCTTGTCAAGATCACGAGTGGATCACAGGTTTAACTCCATTACCTTTCTAAATTATTGTAAGTTTTTGTAAAATCATAGTATAATTTGACATATTCCTTGTAATTAAAGGAGGTCAACGTGAAAACTTTATGTGATTTTGAAGACCCTTTTATAAAAAGATCAGGCTGTAAACCTGTTTGGATTAACAGAGCTACGTTTGAGTCTTTAAATAAATTTGCTTCAGACAATGAAAAAGACATTAAAGACATAATAGAGTACTTGGTGGTATTAGCTTTGAACAACCACGAAAGAAAAATTGAAGAAAAAATTAGTTTCGATTTAGAAAGCGTTTAATTAATTTTTACTTTTAAAATCTATTATATTTTTACACCACCAGAAGAACATGTCTTCCGATAGATTGTGTTTCATAATGTTGACTCTGTGTGTTACCAATTGTATGTTCCCAACCACATAACCTTCATGCGGCAGGATCCTATCTAAAGAAGCATTGAGTTCTTTCTTGCCTTGACCATCTTTAGCATGCGTCATTAGAACGCCAGACAAGGCGCACCTGCCCTCTTGTTCGTCCCAGACATCAATTACATCATCCAGAGTAATATCCCACTTCAGATCGGGTCTTTTCTTTTTTCTGGAACTTTTTAATTGCGTGAATATTAGGGCTAAAAATTTGTAAGGATCTTGAGTTACATTCTGGTAACGTTTTTTTTGGTAACAACTTCGACAGGTCTTCCGATAAGAGATAGTACCTGTCGGTCTTACCTTGGGCTCAAACTGCTCCATAGGTTTACTCTTCCGACAGACGGAACAAGTCTTTTTGTCTTGGGCCATTTTATTCTCTAGGAGAAGATACGATCTGTATTATCAAGCCTGGGTACAACGCTTCCACCAATTTCTTTTTGAGTTTGAAGACATCAGTTTGCACACCTTTAGTATCTTCCACCACCTCCTCGCCATTAGCGTTTTTGTATTTAAAATCCGCCTTGTATAAACAGATCTTTTTACCTTCGATAAAACATGGATAAGGTGGGTGCACCTCTATATCTGATACGGCACCAGCTCTTTCTAATTCTTTTAAGAATTTATATCTGGCTGCCTCTAGCTTACTGTCAAAGACGTAACCATCTAGCTTTACTTTGATCGCACCGTATTTGTTATAAGCCATTTTTTAATATACAATAATTTATCAAAAATAAGAAAGAATCAACATATTAGGAGAATCTTACATGACTCATGTTACCATAGGTGTGAACAAAGAAACGCATAAAAAACTTAGCGAACTCGCTTCATTAACTCATCGTACCAGGGCTAATACTGTCGAGTGGTTGGTTGATAGGGCCATAAGCCAGATTAAGTTAGCTGAAAAAAACGGCAACGCCGAGCAAATTAAATTTGGACTTTAGGATCCGCCTACTAATTTTTCTAGTTCTTGATCCCTTAATATTTGAGATCCTAAAAACGGTCGTCGGAATGGAGCGTTTCTTCTTGGGTCTTTAAATCCACCTTTTAGCTTTTGGTCTTTTAATAAGTATTCAATATCTTTTAAATCAGGGTAATTTACTGGAGCGCCACCTTCAATTGCTTCATATATTTTTTCACTGGTTATTGGTATTGGTACAAAAGTACCTCTCAAAACTTCATTGTAATTAGTAATTTTTGCTTTTTTTAAAGTGTTTATTATTTCAGGTTCGTTTAAGCCTAAAAGTCTAGAATCATTTATGTTTGTATATAAATCTCTTAAAACTCTATATCTATCTTCGTTTTCATTAATATAAGCTTGAATATATCTTTTAGCATCATCTTCATTCATAGTTGTTAAGGCTCTATTAAAAGCGTTAGAAGTATCTCTAATGGCTCTATTGGCTTCAAAACTTGAATAAAGAAGAGCTTGTTCCATATCGGGTTTTATTGTTTTTATTCCGGACAAAGCTTGGATTACTGTTTCACCAGCATCAAGTTCTTTACCTGTTCTGCCTTTAATTGGTTCGCCATTTTTAGTTTTGAAAAATAAAGACTTAGGCCCATCTTTTAATCTAATGTCTATGTAAGAATTTTTTCCAGGTAAAAGACTAGTCCCAGCTGGATCTACCACTGGTCGAAAAGGCATACCTGCTGGATTAATACTGTCTAAAACGTAAGCAAAACCTTTTAAAGCTCGGTCTCCTTGAGTATCGTCTTCACCCCATATTCTTCTACCTGTGCCAGTTCGTCCATTAACTGCTTCTAACACTGAATTTAAACCAAATGCTGGCTCAACAAATGGAGAGGTAAATTCTGTTAAAGCTCCACCAAAAGAATCCACTGCTATTTTAGTTAAACTTTCTTCATTTCTATTGCCTTCTTCTATCTCAGCTAAAATTCTATTAGCCGGTCTTTGAAATAAATCATAAGGATTCATGTAACTAAAATTAAAAAACTCTGTTGGGTTTCCTAAACCATCTGAGCCAACTGGTATCAAGGTTGCTGTCTTGTCCCACGGTGCTCCAGCAGATCTTTTATAAGCATCTATTTTATCTTTGCTAACACCAGTTAAATAAGAACCTAAAGCAACCAATCCACCAGATAAGAAACCTCCTGTGGTAGCGACTCCCGTTAATCTTCTCATTCCAATTTTTTGTATTTCTGGATTTGCACTCGCTAATTCTTTAATGCTTCTGTGCAAAGCATTTACACCGTTTCTTGTTACCTCAGCTGGGAAAGCAGTAAAGTTACCTATTGGTAATTTACTAATTATTTCTCTTACTATTGGAACAACTCTTTTATAATTTTGAACTGTGTTTAAAGTTAACTCTGCCATTTCACTTCTAGCAAAAGCTTCTAAACCGTCTATTGTTTTTTTGTTTTTTGAGTCTAATGGATTTTCTTTAACTTTAATATTTTTTAAATTTCTAACATCTATGACTGGGCCACCGTTTTTACCAACTTTTATTAACTCTTTAAATCTTAATATATTTTTTGAAGCTTCTATTGGCACCTCATAGGCTTCTGCTTTTAAGTTAGGATTATCTAAAACATTTTGCAGAGCTGATTTAAATCTTATTTTTTCATTTTCGTAAGCGTAAACTCTAGCCGTATCATCAGTCATTTTATAGACATCTTCAGAAAATTTAGTTACGTTTCTAACTCCTGGTATATTTGACACGCCTTTAATAGCTCTATCTACTCCTCTGTTCTGAGAAGCTATTCTTGCATTTTCTAATACTTCTCCTAACTGAGAGGCGCCACCCCTTTGCATAACTCCTTCAATTAACAACTCATCTAATTTATCTTTTCTTAAAAGTTGACTTGAAGGATCTAATAACCCAGCAAAAGTATTTGCATAAGAGTCTTTTAGTCTTCCTGTTGAACCGACTAAACCATTTAACATAGCAAAAAACGGTACTGAAGTATTGTTTCTAACTTGCGCTAATGGAGATAATACAGTTTTTCCGTATTGAGTTGCCGCTTTAACAGATAAAAAAGGTTTATAAAAATCCATTAGAACTGAACCC